CCGTTGTGCTTTCGGGCGATACCCTCAACCTTACGTTTCGCGGCCCGGAAGTACTTATCGTCCTTGAATGGCAGCTCACTTGTCTCATGCGCTCGCGCGCGTTCCTCGTCGCTGTACGCACGCCACCTATCCACAAGATACAAAACCATGTACGGGAACATGCCCAACATCCTATCGCTCATCTTGCCTGCATCAACGCCGACCTCAGCGCCTGTTATGTTGCACCCATGTGGCAACCACTCTGCTAACGCATCCCACCGTTTGTTACCCGCCATATCCCTTATGCCTCCTTAGTAAAGCCAGCTCGAACCATTTCACTCACCCCGAAACAGTGCACAATACACTTGGGCTGTATTCTTCGGCGCTGTTTTATCTATCGCTGCTCGGCATTTCCTTGGGCTATATCCGCGACTCGTAAGTATTCGGTACAAGTCATCCTCCAGCGTTTCAAAGTTGCCCACAAATCCAACGTTAGTGTACATATGAACCATGCGTTCGAATTGATTGCAATCAACCCATTGTATAAACGCATCAAAACTTTTTTTTGCTTCTTCTGGTGTATCGTTAAGCCATGAACACGGGTGGAACCGTTTAACTCCCCACTGCTTCCAATGCCGAGCAGTTTGGTATCTATACCAACTCCAAAGCCATGAATTTTGTTCACGAACGAAAGTAAAACCTTTTGAGTCATATACGCTCGGTATGCTATGCTTTTCCCACCGCTTATGCTTCTTTCGAACTGCCTTTAGTTCATCAAGCACAGCGCCGACCCAAGTGCCCCCGGTTCTGGGTAAATGGTAGAACCGGGAACCATCAACAAGTTGAATCATTTCGGCTTCCACTCCCTATACGTCTTGTACGGCTGTACATCCTCGCCTCGGATGCGCCTCGCTTGCGCCTCTAAACCGGGGATCCTGAACTCTGTATCGCACCGGCAGTTTATGTCGAACGCAGCGATGCCCGACTGTAATGGGCCGGGAGTCCAGACGTTAGTGCCCGGCACCCTCCAACCGTCGTGCTCTTCGTTTTTCGGCTCGCCGTCAAGCTCCCCGTGGTTAATACGTGTACGCTCATCGAGGGTAGCAACCCAATGCTCGCGCCCTTCGACACCTAACTCTTGGGCGCGTTCGTAGCTCTTCTGCGTGCCGATAGCCTGCGCCCGGCCCGCCTCAGTGCGGATTATTCGCATAGCATCACTCCGCGTACCGTTGATAGCGCCCCTTATCTCGCGAGCCATCCGAGGGAACGAGTCGCCCCGCGTTAAGCCTTGTGCAAGCGCACGCTGTATACGCTCCCTCCCGGCCTCCCGTAACCGACTGAGTGCTATCTTCCCTAAGTCGTTCTGCACAGCCGCCTGAATTACATCGTCGGACAACTGTCCCCACGCGAGACGTGCGCCCATTGCGTTGTCGATGCTCCACGCGTGACGGAAGAACGACTCGTTGACTTGCTCACGCGTGAGCCTCCGATTTAACGCACGAATCTTCTGCGTGCCTTTACCGATTAGCTTATTCAGCTCATTCTCAAGCTTGCCGAGCCGGTTATACTTAGTCATCTCGGCGCGCGTTAGTTCTCCCGCGACTGCGTAACGCTCGTAAATACGGGAAAGCTCGCGCTGTATATCCTCGCGTACGGCAGCGTAGATTTTGGCCGCCTCGCGCTCGTAGCGCCCGATATTCTTGCGCAGCTCGCGTTGTGACCGGCTGAATAGCTCCTGCGGCGTCGGCATTACTTACTCTTCCGTTTCCTCTTCTGCCTGGACATCGTCGCCTCCGAATAATACATCCTGCTCTTCCTGCAGCGCATCCATCTCCGCCTGCGCGTCATCAACGAAACCCACAACGTGGTCGAGCAGAGACTTGTGCGACACATGCCCTCTCAATTGTCCGACTATCTGCGCTTGCTCGATAAAGTTCTCGGGCACGTTACGCTGCATCATGATATCGATATCTCTGGTATCACCAAGCGCACGGCCTTGTGTCCGCCAAAAAGCGTTGAGCAAATCAAGCCTGCGCCTCAACCCCTCGCGGAAGCCTATTTCCTTAACGCTCGCGATATTCTCAAGATCGTTGAGCTTGTACCTGATTGCGATACCGGATTGCTGCCCCGCAAACTGTTCGTCGGCCATATCGGGGATGTGAGTTTGCTTGTGAATCTCTTCGCGTATCCATTTGCGCATGAACTCGATAAACTCAGTCTGTACTTGCTTAGTGAGGAACTCGACACCGCCGTTCTCCCCCATTATCTCAATCACGCGTTTGCGCTTGGCGTCCTCGACATCATCCTTAGACATCGAGATATTCCGCAGCAATAGATATGCCCAAGCAAACCTGTCGAACTCGTTCATCGAATCCGACATTAGAATGTCGTACGCATCAATTAGCTTCATAACGTGCTCGTAGTCGCCTGCTATCTCGTCGTTATTGCGATACACAGCGACAGGCACCATCCCATACCCGTGCTCTGTCTCGTAATCATCGCCGTTCGGCGTAAGCGACTGCGCCGTAGACGCTGTGCCGGTAGTCAGGAACTCCTGTATCACGTCGGCGTAGTAAATATCTACGTGCTCAATGCCCGTCCTGTCGCTCGCCCTATCCTCAACGTACCTGTGTATCCCTGCCACAAGTTTCGGCTCGACATCATGAGAATAGACAGGAATGAAATCCTCAGTCGGTATCGGCGCAAACCTCGGCGCCGGCCCGCCGTCGCGTTGCTCGGTATAGTGGATCTCATAAGCCACGCCGAATATTGACATTAGCTTACCGATACGCGCAGTCTTGGAGTGCTCCCCGTTGTCCCAAAACACGTCGTCAAGCATAGTTTTGTAAGCGTCGTTGCCGCTGCCGTACTGCACAAGCCCCGGCTTGAACATATACCCGACAACGGTGTTGATTAACTTGCGCGCGTAACTTACCGCTATGCGATTGTCCGGCGCGTCGCGCGTTTTCTCAGGTATCTTCCGGCTGAGTATGGTAGGGTTCTCGCCGGTATAGTACTCCCCAAGCTTTTGAGATATACTCCTGCGCAGGTTTAGCTCGCTCAATGCGTCGTTGATAGATTGCATTGTAAGCCTACCGTCGCCGTCTAAGTCTCGTCGAAACTGCCCGTCATCGATTGCCGCTCTTGTATTCCGTATCATAGTCCTAAACTCCCCGCTGTTAGCTTGCCGGCGCTCGCCCTACGCCGTAGCTCTAATGCGTAGCGCAACGCATCGATACAATGATTGTGCTTATCCTCTATCACCGGCAATACCTCGCCGGTTGTCTTGTCCCGCTTGTAGCTGTAACTCGCAGCCTCGTCGGCAGTGTGTACACACCGCGGATGGATGTAGATATGCTCGAAGCTGCGCAGATACTGCACCCCGTCCTCAACACTGCCCTTCCCTTTCTTGCTCGGCACCATTCTGTATCCCTGCTTCTGCATATAGCTGATAGTTTCCGGCCTCGCATTGTCTGCAATTATCGGCCATTTGCGACACTCCGGGACACCATCAAACAGCGCCGGCGTCGCGTCTATACCAACCCCTATACCGTACGCTTCGTAGTCTATATACAACTCGTTGCCGATTACGTAGCACCTGATGAGTGTTGTAGGATCCTCAGCGAATCCCCAGTCAGCACCGTAGTAGTACCGCTCGATGTCATCAACTGTGTGTTCAAACGGCTGTACCGAATACTTGTTGTGCAACACGAGCGCGTCCGATATAGACCGTGTCTTGCCTTCCCATATCCACGCATGTTTGTCCGGGTCAACCTTGCGGTCATACTCCATCTCACGCCGCAATACCTCGGGGAAAAACGGATTGTCGCGATACGTTAAATGCTTTACGACAGAATCATCAGGAGGGTTGACTACGAACCGCTGATACACTGGGTCGTGCTCGTCGTCGGGGTTGAACTCAATCCAGATCTCGCTACCTTCTTTGCGAATTGTCGGGATAAGGATATCTAAGCTCTCGGCAGTAGTTTTCTCGGCCTCCGCGACCCACGCAACATCTATGCCCTCCATCGACTTAATTTTCGTTGGATTGTGGCGCAGCCCCTCGAAGATGAACATGCCGCCCGAATAGCACCTTATATCGGTGCGCGTTATATCAAAAGACGAGCCAAGCCCCATCTGTTCTATCTGATCGCTTAGCAGGCGATGCACCGAGTCAGCGATACTGTTCTGGTACTCTCGGGTGCACAATACTCGCAAGCCTTTCTGCAGGACTTGTATAATCAGCGCCCTCGCGAAGCTCCAAGACGCCCCTTTGCCTCGGCCGCCGTAGTAGACTTTGTAACGGCTCGGCTCAAACAGATCGGCGAATACTTCCGGCAAGTCAAGACTGATTTGATCTGACAAGATTCACCCTTACCTCAATAGGCCCACCGTCTTTACCGCTGTGCTCAAGCTCCTGCTTTTCAGAGTACCCGTGCTTAGTCAGCATTAGTCTTGATATTGCCGAGTTGAACTCGTTCGTGAGAGCGCCTGCGAGTAGCAAGCGTTCCTGCTCGGCCATTAAGCGTTTGCATATGGCAAAAAACTCTTCGTGTTCGTGCTGCCATAACCGCAGTGTCTCGCGTGATACGTCTAAATACCGCGCAAGCCCTGCTATCGACGGGACAACATCACCCCTATCGATATAGACTTCTTCTAAGTATGCATTAGCTTTGTCGAGTAGCTCGGGAGTGTATTTGCTCGGTCTTCCGCCAGCCATAATACTCAACTATATACTGTTTAGCCGATATTGTCAACCGTCGCTATCGGCCTACCGCAATACGGACAGTACGTAAAATCGTGCTTAGTCGGGCCGCACAAATCAAACGAAAACATGCGCCCGCACTCGGATGCGTACGTATCGCCGTAGAATTGTTCGTCTTCAAGAGTCCAGCGGCATGTTTCGCCTATACTGTTAGCGCCCTCATAGTCAATCATTGCTTTTCTTTACGCTCCATCGCATATGGCAGTGCCATCTATCGTCGTGGTAGAACGCATCCGGATGTGACAGCACTTCCATCTCTTCTGCCGGCACAGTGTATCTGTAGCACGTTGCTTTAACCGGGCAATCTTGTCCGCTACGTGAAACACCCTCGCATTTAGTTATGTCGGGCATAACAACACCTTGCCTAACGATATAGCACGCCCCCGTGTTCTGTTATGCAACGATATCACATCCATAGCTACACCCCTGTATACTGCTTCAGGTTATCAGCTATGATATGGCTGAACTCCGCGCGCGTTATCTCGC